AAGGCTAATTTTGATATATTTAGTTTATCTGCCATATCTTGTGATTCCTTTTCATTTACTGTTAAGTCCCCACCTATAGAATAACTAGATATACTGTTATCATCATATAAGCCTTCTTCTTTTATATATTCTGCTTGTAAACAAGTTGCTTTGATTATTAAATCTTTTTGTTGTGTTGTTAAATTATCAAATCCTCTTCTTTCAATTCTTGTTAATGTCGCTCTGTTGACATCTATTGAGGCTAACTCTAAATTTTTTTCTATTTCTTCATCTTCTAATACTTTAGAACCATATTTTGAGTAATCCTCTTTTGTTGCATAAACATTTATCATTTGCAACACCTCTTATTTTTCTTTCTTTTCTAATTCTGCAATTTTGGCTGTTAGTTCCTCATTAACTTTTGTTAACTCTGTCTTTTCTTCTTCAACTTTTGTTATTTTGGCTGTTAGTTCCTCATTAACTTTTGCAATTTTCTTTAATTCTTTTTCTAAATCTTTAGAAGCTACTTTTTTAGTAGCTCCTAATTTTGAATATCCTCTAGCTTCATATTGTGCTAATTCTTCTTCTTCAATAAGTAATAGTGCATTACCTTTTTCGACTCTTATTTTAGACATTGTGCCCTCCTATTCTCCAGCATATTCAGTTGTATCAACATCAACATATATACTATCAATTTTATTATCTTTTCCGTTTGGAAAAACAAATGTATCAGATAATGAGTGATCTTGATATAAATATCCATCACCTTCTGTATGTGAACCTGGTGCAAAATAATATATGTTAGATATCTTTGGAACTGTTTTTACAGTTTCAAGAGATGCAATTAAAACATTTATTTTATGAGAACCTGTTACAGCTTCTATTCCTTTACCTGGATCAGCAGTTACTTTTTCAACTGGTTCAAATCCATCTGTAAAATCAAATTTGTCATAAAATCTTTCATCATCTATAACTTCCATAATAGTTACACCATCGATGTCTGTAATTCTAGTTTCTATACCAATTCCACCTTCTGCTATCTGTGTCATTTCTATTTTTCTTGTGAAGTCTGTAGATTGTTCTAATAAATCCATAATAAAACTTCTAACATAACAAATTAATGAACCATTTTTTACATATCTTCTTAATTTTCCAGCACTAAGCATACCTTTTAATTTTGTAAATACATTTGCTTTTGTCCACTCTGATTCAGCTGTAGAACTATGATACCCTGTTAATTTTTGTGCTTCACTTGCTACTTTTGAAAAGAAATATGCGTCCATCTCTGGAACTTGTTGAGTTTTATGGAATGTTTTAGATATATTTTTTATTGATGCTGTTTGATTTGTTTCATCAACATCTGCTACATCTACTAAAAATTCAATATCTCTATCATGTGTAACTGTATAAGGTACATCATTTTGTTCATAACTACCTTTATTCCATCCACCATTTCTATTATGTGATTTATAACCACTTGTCTTCATTTGTGTAAAATGAAATGTTTTAGCACCTACCCATTTAACGTTTGATGTTATAAATGGTGATGTTAAACTATCTTGCTCCATTATTTCTAATAGGTCTGGAAGCCAAACCTCTGCATAATTCAATGAATTTGCCATAATTAATTACCTCCTAAAATGAATTAAACCTGTTCCATCTTTTTGTGGCTACAGGCTTTTTGTCTTTTTGATTTTCATCAGAGTTACTTTGTGTTGCTCCGAATTTAAATCCTTTTTCTTCTTTTTCTTCTTCCTTTGCTATTTTTAACTCAGGAAATTCAGAAATTACTGCGTTGATTTCATCTTCTAGTTTCTTAGCATCTAATACACCGTTTTCTAGAACTTTTGACATATCAACTAATCTTGCTGCTCTTTCAACTTTCTTAACGTCAACCCCTGCTTTGGCCATAGCAAGTGCTATTTTGTCAGTATAGTCTGTTTGAACAGTCTCTTTTTGCTCTTCTTGTCCTTTGTCTTCTTGTTTGTTTTGAGTGTCTTGAACTTGTTTAGAAGTTTCGCCTTGTTTTGCTTTTTCTGCTCCTTTAGCGTACATTCTTCTAATAAATCCGTCTAGCTCATCTTGATTCTTGAAAACTATTGAACCATTATCACCTTTTTGCGCTACTTGTTTTTTAGTTTTCTCGCCCTCGTTTTTGTTTTCAGCTTTTTGCTCTTTTTGAGCATTATCTGTTGTAGTTTGAGTATCTACATTTTCTTTTTTTTCGTCTTCCATATTGGAACCTCCCCCGTTTAAGGTCCGTCGACCATAATTTTTGCAATAAAAAAAGAGCCTATTAAAAGCTCTAATTCTAAAAATGGCACAAGTTAATGGATTTGAACCACCACAAACAGTTTTGGAGACTGTTGTGCTACCGTTACACTAAACTTGCATATAAAAAAACACCTACATTTCTGTAAGTGCTATAATAAAATTTATTTGACTTTCCATCTATATCCACAATCTTGACAAAATACTTCAAATTTTCCTTTTTTTCCAGCAAACCCTGCAAGAAGCCCTATACCATTAGTAAGTAATGCTCCTCCTATTGCCTTTCCGACTGAAAATCCTTTTCTTCTTTCTCCTAATACTTGTATATTTGTGCTTTTACACTTAGGACAACGCATAGATTTTGCCATAATTATTCCTCCTTTTATTTTATTCTAAAAAGAGTATATCATTTTTTTTCGACCTTTGTTGTCGAATTTTGTCGAAAGAGTAAAATATTTTGATTTTATTGTTTATTCACTTTCTCATTTCGGTTTTTCTTATTTTTAAAGAAATTTTTCCAATACGGATTTTCCTTATCAAATATTTCTTTTTCCTCTTTTGTAAAATTTTGTGGATAATCTGTCCATAAATTATATATTTTTTTCTTATCGAAGCTGAATAATACTTCTCCTATAATAACATCAAAATTTCCATCGACAATTCCTTTTTCTTTATCATACAATCTATAATGAGTTACTTTCCATATTTTATTTTCTGGATTTTCTTTATAAAACTCATAAATATCACTTTGCACTTCCATTTGCTCCTTTCAATTGTTTATCTTCTAATGTATTGATATATCCAAGTATTTCTTTGAAATCTTCTTTGTTTTCAAATTCGTCTAAATCTATTAAAATACTTCTTGCTTTGCATTTCATTCCTTGTATTGTATGTGTTTGTTTACACCCAAACCTTTTCTTTAATGTTTGACTTGTAAATTGTTTAAAGCCATTGTCTTTTTTATCTTGCAGTTCTAAATATTGTAGCTGTCCATTTAACTTTCTCACTATTGTTGCATGCGCTCCTGTTGACAAATAATATTCGTTTCCTTCTTCAACTTTATTCAACAAATTCATTGCCCCTAAATTGTCGTTATAATTTAACTCCATTTTGTATTGTATGTTTAATTCATCACACATTTTTAAAATGTTTTGTGGTGTAGAAAAGAATCTCTGACTTTCTCCTCCTCTAAAATCCAAAACGTTTAATCCGTTTTTATTACCTATATATGTTAATGCAAGCGAAGAACAAGAACCTCTCGTTTCATCTCCGCCACTAATTTTTTGTATAATCTCTTCTTCTGTTATGTTATTATTTAACATTTGTACAGGATTATATTCAATTTTACTTTTTTCTAATTGTTTCACAGTTTCACTTTTATTTGTATCTATTTTACTACTTTCTATCTGTTTTTGCAATTTATTAGCCTTATTTTGGTAATTTAATATATTTTCAGGTAATAAACTGCCTGCTGCCAATCTTTCATATTGTTTCTGTATTTGTTGCAAATATTGAGCATATCTATCTTTTTCATTATGATTGTGTTTTGCCTTTGTAACTTCTTCTGGCTCATTGTTTATACCTTCATAATATGTACTAGCACCATGTTGACACCTAGGATGGAATAACCCGCCTGCTATTGCTATGCTTAACAGAGGATATTTTCCGTCTTTTTCTGTTCCACCAGACCATATGTCATCTATATATACTCTTCCTTCCCATTGTGTACATTTATCACAAGCACCACCATGCTTTGATATATATATTAATGGGTTACCTAATTTCTTTCG